TGGTCAAAGATGGCATCGATTGGAAGATGTTCAAAGATAAAGTTGTAAATGGTTCGAGTGAACCTACACGACAGATGGGTATGCATTTCGATACGAATGTCTCATCTTGTATCAGTGAAGACTATTACAATGTAACGTCTACATCTGCGAAAACTTGGTTAATGATGTGTAAACCAACACTCAAACGTATTAAATGTCGACGCACAGGTGATGTAAAAATACATCCTAAGTCAGAGAAAATGTTCGATAAGTTTAGAGAAAACGGGGTGAAAATCGTGGCGTATACCGCTGCTAACATCGTTGTCACTTACACACACGAGTGTCTCGGGAACATATTGAATTCAGCTGGTATTAAATCTAGTTAAAGATAAAAGTAAAAAGTTGTGTAAAATGCAACGTCTATCTGTAAAGCGAGACGACCCTCTTTACAAATATGCGTTTTCCTTCATGGAACACTCATGGGGAACGACCGGTAAAAATATATTCCCTGGAAGTCAGCCCGTGTCGATTGAGTATCGTCATTTCAATACACTCGCATCTAACCCATATGTTGTATGTGAAAAGACTGATGGTGTGCGGTTTATGATGCTCGCATTCGTGTATGAGAATAAGAAGCATTGTATCTTTTTGAACCGGGCTATGGAAATGTTTTCATGTCCACTTAATTTTAGAAAGCCCGTGTATGATGGAACTATCATGGAAGGTGAAATGTATGGAGATACGTTTATGATTTATGATATTCTGCTTGAATGTGGAAAAGTCGTTGGGAATATGGACTTTTTATCGAGACTTAAATCCATTGAAAATGTTAAAAAAATGCTCACGAGTTTGAAGTATGACCCAGTCAAACTCAAAATCAAAACATTTCACCTTATGTCAGATTACAAGGCATTTATGGAAACCTATCTTCCGACAGTGACACAAGATATCGATGGACTTATATTTACACCTATAAATGATACAATTAAAACTGGTACCCATGAAACAATGTTCAAATGGAAACCGAGAGATAAAAATACGATCGATTTTCAACTAAAGAGAGTTGAAAATATATGGAAAATGTATGTACAGGAGCGGGGGAAATTGATTTTTGAATCTGAAATTTATGATCACATGGTTCCACCGTATGCTGTCGAATGGATGGAAGATGGTGCAATCGTAGAATGTCAATATATGCACAAGGATACACCTATGTGGTGGAAACCCATTCTAAGAAGGTATGATAAGACGTTCCCTAATAGTAGACGCACGTTTTATAGAACGCTCGTCAACATAAAAGAAGACATTTCCATGTCAGATTTCATGAACTGTATACCATGAGGTAGTAGCTACCATCTTCTGGTGGAGACACTTCTTTAACGTGTTCATCATTGATAAAGTACCACTTTGTTTTACGACGTATGTAGCTTACGTAATGACCACCGCGTTGATTACCGACATGCATGACACATGCAATTATTTTGTATTGATGACCATCTAGTGACATGTCTTGGATCATTTTTATACGACTTTTAGTGTCAAACGAAATCATTAGGATGTGTGGGAGTTTAGAAAAAAGCAATCGCGTTGTAGCTGCATTATATGTCCTTCCATTGCTATCTTGGAAATTTTCTAATACATTCCAATCCGTACTATCTTTGATCATCTTAGACATATCAGGGTCACCATTGTAATTCAATAAATGAATACTGAAATCTTCCTCATTCATTGTTTTACCTCCCGGCCATATAGTTTCTTGCATTTTTTTACCATATAACCACTCTTTCACTATAGGTTGACTGCGCTCCAATATATCAATTATACACAATAACGTCTCCTGAACGTCGTGTTGTTCATCCGACCTAAAACGTGGGAACTCCTTTTGAAATGTAAAGTGAAGACCGTCTAGATTAATCGGTGTTTTATCAGCCGTCCAATACTGTTTCAGAAGTACTTGATAAAGAGTTGTAAACATACATTTCCCCGTATACGGTTCCCGCAAAAAGTGATTTGTCAATATGGGTATATTAAAAAGGCACTGAACAGCGCTATTAAAATAGCACATCGTATCATTATTTATAAATCCACGCATGTTTTATACATGAACGTTAACTTTAACCTAAGTCGTTTAAAGAATATAGTTATTATATAACTGAATATGGATGTACGTCATATAACTGATACACTCTTTCCCCTTGTCCAGAAGTATAAGGATGACGAACATACCGAACTCGAGTTCAGACTAGGAAAATTTAATGGTACTATGTTCGATACGAACGTAGGAAAGACTGTATTCGATCAAATAATGACAGGGCTATCTAAATTCTCTGGTTGGGAAAAGATGGTAGGAGCCGAGCATGAAGTCTTCTACCGAGATTCTGATGGTGTGCGTATTTCGACTGATCAGGCTACGGGTGATGAAGAAATTATCAAGAAAGAGCGTATCGCAAATCACGATTTCAAACACATGTTGAACACTCCATATGATATTCGTTTCAGTGTTTCGAAGGAAGTGCCTATGCCAGATGATATTGATCGAGAGATGGATAAGAAAAAAACGAAACAACGTTTATCGTATATACGTAAAAATGTTTCTATCGATCTCACTATCATGACTGGGGATAGTCATGACATGGACGCGGAAGATTCGGTCATGTATCAGGTTGAATTTGAAATCATCGTTCCTTCATCTGTTCAGACAAGGGATGATCTTTTCAAAATTATCCATAAAATTAATGACGTTTTTATAATGTTGAATAACACTAGATGATAGCACTATTGTTTTTATTTATACTGTTTATTTTATTACACAATGCGAGTCAAAACCAAGGGGAAGAGGTCAGTATTCTAGGATACAAAACTAAATACTTTCATATTTCCGACGGTGCTTCTAAGAAGATGTACGAGAATATGAAAAGTGACGGTCTTTCTATGGATTCACTTAAAATGTTTGTCATGATGGAAGATCGTTTTCTTAAATTAGAACATATGTCTGTGTGTTCGGGTGTTTCGATGCGTAACCAGGGATATACCTTATCTGATCAGATTAAAGAGGAGTTTCTTGGATATAATTTTTCCTATCATGTTTCACATCTGAAACAGATGTCTGAACCACATAAGCTTATAAACCGAAATATAACATGTTGAGAATATACAGCAACGACCGTCTATGCTTACCGGGTGTCATGTCATATACGTTATCAAATATATGAACAATTAAGCCTATATCATCTGTTTCGCGATTTTCATCAATCCATCTTTGTGCATCAGCTGCGTTCATGAAATCATCTGAGCATAAATATTCACGTTCTTGTCGACCCATTCCCCATTCTTTGTCCATATAACGCTCTTCACGAATATATGAACAAATAACGTAAAACAAACTATCTAGTAAGGATGTTGTAATGCGTTTTGATATATTTTCACACTCCTCATCCACGCGGGGTGAACCCCTATCCCGTAGAGAATGAATAAATGTGAGACGTATATCGTCCATTTATAACACAACCATCGAAGTCTTTATAACTGTTCGACCTTAGTACCCTTGGGAAATGACCTTTTCTTGGGGGGTGAAGGTGTCTTATTTTTGTTCATGACATTTTCAAGGTTCTTGGCGAAGTTATTATTTAACGCGTTGAGTTTGTTATTTAATTTATGTCGCCGCTGCATTTTCCATTCGGAAACGGTTTGACGTTTGATCGCATTGACACCCATCTTGAATGGTACACCCGCTTTATTCTTTTTAATATTCGCTGCGTTTATACGTTTCTTGAGCTCGGTAACATCGGAATCGAGTGAAGGCATTACATTCTTATACGTGTTCAACCATTTCTTACCATATAATTTCTGTATATCTTTCTTAATGGCCTTGTTAGTCAAACCCCGCGTTTCTATCACTTTACTTTGAGCCTTTACTTTTTTATTAGCAGCTTTTGCAGCTTTTTCAATCTTTTTAACATTTGTCGGTAAGGGTTTGGGGATGTTTAATTTTTTGCAAATAGTATCAACTGTATCAAAGTCGGAAATAGGTACACCCTTCATAATCGCGATAGGTATGAGTTCTTCTTTTGTGTACGCCTTGCAGGGTCGATTCTTGATTGTAAATTTACCATATACCTTCTCCTTTATTTTTGCGCATATTTGAGGTTTAGTCGTTTTCCCTGTGATATCGACAATGCCTATCTTTTCCGCAGCTGCGACTAGCTTTGGACGGGCTACTGTCACACATTTCTTCTTACCTACACGTATACCGTTTTTACCATTTTTAGAATTGGATTTATTGAAATAACTGATAGCATTATTAGTGGTGGTATTTATTTGTTTATTTTTAAGGATACTTACCTTTTTGGTAATTGGTTTGAAGTCAACGTTCTTAAAGTTGTTGATCAATCCCATAACATTTAATTCCTTTACGAGATCTACTCCGATGTTATACGCATTGTTCAAGTCTCTCGTCGTTTTGGCGCCCATGATTTGTATCTTACCCGATCGGAATAACTGAAACCCCTGATTTTTATATATCATTTTTAAAGATGGACGTAATTCCGGTTCATATGAAGCATTTCTAGATCTAGAAAATGCCGCCGCTATATCAGCTAAATTTAAGACGCCGTTTGTTTGAAATGTTCCAACTAACACGACATACCTGATCGGGTTGTATAGAAACTTAGCATTCGATATATACGTATCTACGATGTATTTTCGTATCATCTCTGGGTGTCGAATATTATTGTTTAAAATTCCGCCAGAAACCTGCATCTTCCCGTTTTTGTAAACTTTAACCATGAATTTACTTTCCAAGCCGTTTTCGAAAATACGCCCGTTAATTTCCGCGAGGAAATGGACATGCTTCTTCGCATTATTAACATTAGGCTTAACTGTAAACGTATGTTTCGCACCTATGGCCATTCGTCCATAACGCAGTATGATGCTATTGACTTCTACATCTAATGTAGATCCATTTGATATGGGTTTCCGTTTATGTGGTTTTTTATACAGGATCGAATTTACGTCAACCGAGTAATTACCATTTTTCGCGTCCTGATTTACCATCCCGTTGAAGATGGATAGTTGCAGGGGTGATATCTTCAATTGTGTAAAATTGGTGCTACGGAGTTTATCACTCGTAATCGCACCAATTCGAGACGTTATTTTATTCCTTGGTAATTGCATAGCATTCATCATTAATGCCCCGCGTTCCTGATTAGTGAGGTAAGGTGCGCGTCGTATCATGTTCTGAGACGTGAGAGGGGTATTCGAATTCGAATTCGAATTCGAATTTTCAAATTCGTTAAATAAACCCATACATTACACGGACATTTTTAATCGGTTCCTACCGACATTACGGGTTTAGCAGACATGTCTACGATATCGAGACCAATGATAAACTCAGTACCATTCTGTTCCATGACTGGGAATGTATCGTCGCAGCTCTGATATTTTGTAGGTTCTGCGATGCGTACAACCTTGATATCCCTTGATCCGAATGGCCCCGCCCAGATATCCTGATTAAGTGTTTTATGTGTAACACCATGGAATTCTGAATATTTTTTCTTGAAAAACTTGAGTGGACACTTTTTATCGGGATTAAATTCGATGCATGGTTCCGATAAGAACGATTCTAGGGGACTACAAGCCGTGGCGAGCTGGCGCTGAACATCTAAAAAGTATTTGGGTACGATGTTCCAGATGTCCTTCTCTGGCCACTTTTGCGCAAACTCTAAATACGCGCGCACACACTTTTGCAAAATGCATGGAAGTTCTCCTTCCAGTTTTCCGTCGAGGGTGGGATCTGCTTCGCGAACCTGTTTTGTAAAGTCGGCAGTCAGTACACGTCGCAGGATACTACCGGAATTATCGCGCCAATTCGGGACTTCATTACCCCCGAGAATACCGGGCACTGTCCACTCAAACGATTTAGCCTTCTCGTGCTTTACTGCGATAGATACATCCTCACCACTCACAATCGACTGGAACTCAGCCTGCTCAAGTGCAAGGTCACCCTTAATCTCTGGTGCAATAAACATAAATCCATCCATGATAGCCGACAATCCAAATTTCCGTTCTACATTATTCGATAGGGTCTTAACATCCTCTGTGCAGTAGAACTTTCTGAACACCTTCGTGATGAGCGTAGACTTACCCGAGCGTGCGACACCCTTCAAGAATGGAATGCACTGCCATTTATCAATTTCATTAACATCGAAGCATAGTCTACCACCCATAGCAAAAATCCATTCGGATACATCTTTATCGAACTTTTGATAGTTCAACACGGAATCGAAATAGGGTGTTGGGATGTCACGCCAGTTAATGTTTGTGTAATCAATGAACTCCTGGTCGAAATACTTAGAACTTACGATCGTTTGATCCAAGTTTTTGAATTCGTTTGATTCGTACGTGTAAAAACTCGCGCGCCAGTACGGACTGTGAATGTCCGATTTTTCGCTATCAAATTCTTTACCTATGAAAATACCATTTTTAAACGACCATACGTGGCGGTTCTTTTGAATTTCAGGGAATTGCATATCCTTTATATTTTCTAAGTGACGAATAAGATCGTTGTAACCAGGTGCACGCGCGGTAAGGTTTTTCCATAGGTCAAACTGTACCTCTTTTTTGGCAACACCGTACACATAGTCTTTGATCGTTTCAACGGCTTTCCATGCTCGAGTTCCTGCGCCGTCAGGTGTCTTAATCTGAACACAACATTGTCCTTTGTATCGTCTAATCTGTCGCCGGTAGAGATCCTTGAGTGTCTGCAGGACACCCTGTTGAAATGGGTTAAGTTCGTCTATGTTGTTAATGGTGGAAATCCTAAAAATAGATGGATCGGTTTCAGGGTTGATTGGAACGTATGTAGGATTGTTCATACGTTCACTTATGCGAGCGTGTCGAAATACAATTTGCCATGCATCATCTACTTGATCCAGTAGACGGTTTATGCGAACGGATATCTTCATGTCGTTATCATCTTCAATATCCATCATGTTGAGAGTATCTGCTCTATGGTAAAGCTCGCATAGACGTTCGTTCATACGCTTAACTTTGGATTCGACACGTGAAATATCGATAGATACTGGTAATCCGTCTTCTGTTAGTTCATCTTTCGTAAAAAAGTTTTCATAACCGATACGATAGGACAAGTATATGTCGTCACGGTCGTTGATTTTCCACATGTCTTCCAGTTGGACGAGAAATTTCATGACATCGTCATGGGAAAAAGTTTGAATTTGGTTGGTCCACATTGCACTGGCGGCGTCATCCCGGTTAGATGTTTCATCGATGAAATGTGTAGCTACCTCTGTCATTTCCTAAATATAGATTTCTTTTTTTAAGCAATGTTATTCTTCTGGAGGGATGATAAAATTTTGACAAGAATCTTATTTTGAATTTCCATCTGACGACCCATGTTTACGAGGGCGCTGCAAACTGTATCACCATCCTGTGTTGTCAGGACGGAACCGA